TTCATTAACTCTGATTTATTTTTAGGTCTAAGCACACGTTTTCCGGATGCATTAACTGCGGATTTTGTGAGGCGTATTCCGGCTTGTTTCGCTACACGCTTTAAATCACATAATTGCATTTTTGGAACAACAGCGCGAGGAGCACGAGGAGCACGAGGAGCACGAGGAGCACGGGGTAAATAAGCCTTACACCTACTAACAACAGATTTATCCTTTTTAAAAATTTCATCAAATGGGTTGAATTGTCTATAAGTTGCAGATTTCTTGTTGTATATATTCTGTGCACAATCATCAAAATTTGCATATCTCCTTTTACCAGCACCACCCATTCTACGTGGCTTTCTATGTTTTCTCATTAATCCCCCGAAAAGGTCAGCTACTTCAAAACTCATTTTAATATATTATATATATAGAAAATATTAAAATGATATATTTTTTATATTATACTATAATATATAAATGTCAGAACCAGAAATTCAAACAGTTGAAGAAGATATAATAAAATTGCAGGAAACACATATCGCCGAATTGAAGGCACAAATTGATGATTACCAAAAAAGCGTTGACGCTTTGGCTTGTTTTATTGAAGATTTATTGAAATTTCCAGTAGTTCAGGATTATTTGAAAGAATTAGAAAAAAAATAATGTAATATAAATATATGAAATCTATATATTGTGATTTATGCAAAAGAAGTTATAAAATTAATTATATATACACACATAGACAAAAAAAGTCACATTTAATGAAAGAAAAGAAAGAAATAAATATGTTAGAACACAATAAAACATCATCAAATATTGATAATAAAAATGTTGTAATATTTTTAGAAGATGTTAAAAAAAAGATTGATAACTATTTAAAAATTTTATCAAGTTAATATATAATGTATTCAAAAATTAACAGAATGTATTCACCAACTATCAACCCAGTTATTGATTTATACGGTGGAAATTGCGGGTGTTCTGATTGTTTAGATGGTGGAAGCTTAACAGGAGGTCGCAAAATGCTACCAAATCCTCTTAGCTCTACCAGACTTAAGGGAGGTCGTAAAATGCTACCAAAACCTCGTATTCTTCCTTATCCAGATTTACCAGCGTGTGATTGTTCTATATGTGAATCTGCAAACGCGCATATTATGGGTGGTAATATTTTCGACACAATAGCAAATGCTATGCCTTCACTATTGGAAAAAGTACCAATATTTGGTCCCCTCTTAAGTGCTGCTGCCGAAGGAACTTTAGACATTTTAGAACCATATAGAAAGAATCCAAGAAATCCGCAACAACCATCACCACCACCGCCACCAAAATATCAACCACTCCCAACTGCATATAGTAATGCACAACGAGATATTATTAGTAGATTGAATCCAAAAAGAGGTGGTCGAAATCTTTCAGTGAATCCAAAGAGAGGCGGTGCTGTTAAAAAAGGTTCTATACAAGCAAAAGAGAAGATGGCGTATTTACGTAGCTTACGCAAAAATTAATAATTACAATATATATTTAATGTTTCAAAACTTTTAGACAATTGATACTGTTTTATATATTCCCCTTTATAAAACTTATTATATAAGTATCTTATTATCGCACTATTATTAACAATTAACATCACTTTACACTTTGCTTTTTCAATAAATTCTAATATATCAATATATATAAATGTTGTGTCTTGTATAACATTGTTTTCATTTCTTGATTGTTCTTTATTATTATAATCTTTATTATGAGAGCTAAAATATGGAGGGTCTAAAAATACAAACGCTTTAGGATTATCAACCACCTTATCAAATACTTTTTTATAATCATCAAACCATACAATTTTTTTATACAATCCGGATATTTCCTTATATTTATTTATATCAATTGTTGTACCGTTAAGTTTCCATATACCTCTTTGTCGTAAATCACTTTTATCAAGATATTTTAATGTTTTGATATAATCCGTCATTTTATCATTATCTAAATAAAAATTTCTATCATCTTTTGTACTTGTATTATTTTGTTTCATATATTCTAATATTTTTAATTTTTCATCTCTATAATCTTCTAAATTTTCTAAAATATTTTTTAGTTTATTTGTAAATGTTGTATCAGAATCTGCACACATTATATTTTCTACATCATAAAAATTATTTCTAATAACTGCAAATGAACCTGCGAAAGCTTCTGCTACTGTATCTAAATCTTTCTTATCTGGAAAATATTTTTCAAAATATTTAATGTCAAGTTGTTTATTACCTAATCTACCAATTGGAAAGTTCTTCATATACTATCTATATATTATTTTTTAAAGTTTTATTAAAAAAACTATCATATAATTAATTTCTTATACTTATATATTATGGATAGTACATTGAGTTTAAACTGTGGGAAAAGATTAGCAAAAATTGTAGGTGGAAAATATGATGATACAACTATATATTTATTAGATAAAAGAAACCCTCCGAAGAAGTGTTGTGATAATTGTTCTAAATCTTGTAAAAATAAGAAATGTTGTAAAAAATGCGGTTCAGAGTGTAATTTAGATACAAATAATTCTGATACTTATATTAGTTTAAAAGATAAGTCTGAGATGTTTCAACAAATGCCGATAAATGAAAAAGCAAACTCGAATTGCTTAATGATTGTAGGAAAACGTGGTGCTGGTAAATCATATTATATTGCGAAATATTTAGAACAATATATTTTATGCTTTCCACATAATAAAATTTTTATGTTTAGTATGTGTAAAGATGACCCTTTGTTAAATAAAATGATATCAAAGCGTATCGATTTAGATAAATATTTAGAAGAAGGAGGACTTACACACGAAGACTTTCCCAATGATTGTTGTCTAATATTTGACGACATTGATGTTTTAGAAGGAAAGCTGAAACAGGGTATATATCATCTTATGGGACAAATCATACAATTATCAAGAAAAAGAGACATTACAGTTATTACCACATCACATCTTGGGCGAAATTTTAATGAAACCAGACACAGTTTAAATGGTTGTTCATCTTATACATTTTTTTACGGTTCAGTATCTCATCAAATAAAAGAAACATTAAAAATATATCTTGGATTATCTCAATCTAATATAAAAAAGATTTTAGCACTAAAAGATAGCCGATATTGCACCATACATACAACTACTCCGACTGTGATTCAAACTGAAAAAGAAATATTTATTTTGACAGATAATTAATAATATATAGCTATTATATTATGCACGAAGCTGAAATTTTGAAAGGTTATTTACTACACAAAGGTATGAGAGAAGTTGATGCACATCATTATATGCAAAGAAACGCTCAACAACTTATGGGCGGTGGTGTTCTTGATTTTTTCAAGAAACATAAAAAAGCTATTTTGAAAGGTCTTGCGGCGGCAGCTGGTCTTGTTGCTACTGGTGTTGCTGGATACAATGCACAAAAACACTATAGAAATCAACAAAATACAAGAAATAGAATGAACGAATTACTTGATATGCGTGCTGAATTTGGAGGTGGTATTTTCAATGACTTTATAAATTGGATTGATACACATAAATCTGGTATAATGAAAATACTAAAACCGATAGGTAAATTTACATATGATTTATATAAATAAATTATATATAGCTATTATATTATGCACGAATTTGATGTCTTGAAAGGAGTTATGCTACATAGTGGAATGCCTGAAGAACACGTCGACCACTATTTACATCACAATACTCATAAACTAATGGGGGGTAGAGTTCATAAAATGATTAAAAAACATAAAAAACACATTTTAAAAGCTCTTATAGATTCTGAACCTAAAGGTGGTGGATTCTTTGATTGGTTTAATCGTAATAGAGAAACCATATATAAAGTTTTATCACACGCTGGAAAAGTAGGTAAAAAAATTTATGATTTATTCGCAAAAAATCCAAAAGTAGATTATATCGATGTATAGTATGGATAACCCGTTATCATTCAAAAATATCAAAGATTACTTTGATAATAAAATTAAAGTTATAGTATATTCTGATTTATTAAAATATAGAACAATTGAGGAAGCACTATACCCATATAATAGAGTTGTTATATTATGTTTGTGGAAACCATCATATGGGCATTATATCGCTGTGTTTAAAAATGTTAATAATAATATAGAAGTATTTGACAGCTTAAAAAATAAATTTATTGACGGTGTTTTAGATATTATCAATCCAGATTTTAAGAAACAATATAAACAAGATTTTAAATATTTATCATTATTATTATATAATTATAACGGTAATGTTGAATGGTCAGACCGTAGATTGCAAGACAAAAATAGCCAAACCTGTGGTAAGTGGTGTTGCTACCGATTGTATAGGGACGATTTAACAATAGAAGATTTTTATAAACTATTCACAAAAAACAAATATAAAGAAAATGATAAAATAATTATATCATTATATAATATAACACAAAATGCCGAAAAATCCGTTATATTATAATTTATCTATAGTCAATGCTTATGGTTCTCAAAATACTATCCAACCAGCAGTTATAGAACAGTTAAACAATACCGAAATTATCACAGATGGAACTGAAATGTTTATGACTGTTGCTCGATTTTCTTTACCATCGCAGGATATACCGCGTCTGATTGTTCCTATCTTACAAGGTCAACCAAATTTTGACGAAACATTATATAATATAAAATTTCAATTACAAACATCAGCAGGTGTATATAATCCAGCATTTACAGTATCTCAGAATGTAAGTTTTATCACACAATACCCATCATCACCACCCGTATGGAATCCGCCATATATTCAAGATACAACTGATTCGTATTGGTGGATTTATGATATTGAACAATTGATTCTAATGGTAAATGACGCATTAGCTCTAGGATTTTCTACATTTTGTGCTCAAGTTGGATTACCTCACGCATACAACCCTGCTTTTTTCCCATATATAACATTTAATAGCTCTAATAATATTTTTAGCATCACATTACCAGCAAACAGTGGAGGCTTTAATTACTTTGACCAACAAGGTGGTTTTCCCAATCTTGTATTACAATTTAACCCATTACTACTAAATATTCTAGGATTCACTAGTATTAATTATGTGGTAAGCCCTGTATTTTATAATATTAGTTGTTTCAATAAATTTGATAATGTTATAACTTCAGCAGGGACTACTTATTATAAAATGACGGCGAGTTGTTCAAGTCTTAATAATTGGTCAGCTCTTCAAAAAATAGTCATTAAAGTTAATTATGGTATATCGTCTAAATCTGAATATGATTCAATCCCTTCAAAACCAAACAATACAGGCGGTATATCTGGTATTTCTGGCGGATTAAATACACCTAATATTCCGTATTTGTTAGACTTTGAAGTTGATAAAGATTCTTATAGTATAAATAATAATTTTATTCAATATCAAACAAGTAGTATAGCTCAACAACGATTAGTCGGAATAACTACTGATAGAATTAAATCGTTTCAGTTGGCGGTTTATTGGGTTGATAATTTTAATACTACACATAAATTTACTATAGAGCAAGGATTACCGCTGACTATTAAACTTGCATTTTATGATAAAAATTTAAGATTATTATAAATATAATTATTTTTGAATTTATATTTTTTATATTGGTATAATATATAAGAAATGTCAAATCTCAATTTTCCCCTTCCGGTTCATCAAGTTGTGGATGCTCCGTTAGATTTTGTAAATCCGTCTATATTGGTTCGTCAAGGTAGCGCGGTTAAGAGCTTTCAAGTCAATATCCCTAATAGTTTTTCAAACTCTTCAATTACTACACGTCTTGAAGTATCAAGTGTTAGTATGTTGATTGACCGCCATATTTTGATTGAGCTACCCGTTTCGGTTAGTATGACTGGTTCTCGTTCTGATGGTGCAAATCTTCTACAGTCTGGATGTCAAGCGGTTAGAAGCCAAGCGTTCGCTAAAGCTTGTCAAAATATCACTCTTCAACTTTCTAATGTATCTTATACATTTAATAGCGCCGATGTTATGTCAGCATTTGAACATTATAATTTGTTTGATAGTAGTAAATTTAACTCCGATATTGGGCAGCCTATGTTAGACCAATATGTAGAATATGATAATGGATTTGGGTCAAACCGAAACCCACTCCAACTATATAGCACTGGTATGAATTCAGTAATACACAGAGGCTCTCAACTCTGGACAAATATTGTAAATTCCACATCTTCTGCATCTTGGGATACTGTAATTAGAGCATATATCCCCTGTACTCCTCTTCACGATATGGTAATGCGTCAGGGTGGTGGATATGCTTTGGCTCATACTGATGTACTCAATCTTGATATTACATTTGTTTCTAATCTGTTCTCTCGTATGTTCTCATTTTGCACTACTGCGAATGGTTCAACGCTTACTATTACCAGTGGTGGTGTCACCATCAATCAACCAACCATTAGATTTGTCCAGCTATCTGACCAATACGGTGTGCCTCCTGAAATTGTTTCTTATCCTCTAAAGACTGTTGAACGTTACAATACTGATTTTACATTTTCAAGTAATCCTCAACCAGTAAGCTCTGCTGTTATCCAGATATCCAGAGTCCCAGAAAGTATGTATATCGTTGCTCGTCCATCTAATAATACCCTTATTAGCGGAGCCGGTGGTAGGGCTGGAGCACAAATTAGCGATTGCTTTTGCCCACTTCAAAGTGTAAATATTTTTCTTGATGGTCAAACTCTCTTGACGAACGCTTCACAAGCCGATTTGTGGAAAATGAGTACTGAGAACGGATTAGTTGATAATTTTCTTCAATTTAGTGGCTCTCGTGTTCTTACTGAAATTTCATCAGCTAATGGTAGTTACGCATATACAAACGGTGCTCCTGTCAAACTTGTTTTTAATAAAGATATTGTATTAGCTGGAAAGCCTACGTTCTCAACTGGTAATCTTTATAAAACTAATCTTCAAGTAAATTGCATTTTCAACCAAACCAACCCGAGTATTACTAATTGGTCGCTCTATTTAGTTCTCTGCTATAGTGACGTTATTCAACTATACGGTTCTAATAACGCCGTTATATCTAATGCTAGTCTTACGGATAACGATGTGCTACAAGCTAAGAAGATGAATCAGAACGTCCATTATGATGTATTCCACGGAAATGATTTAAGCGGTGGTGGTCTGATGGATTGTGGAAAGGCTCTCTACTCAACTCATAAAATTCTCCCAATGTTAAAACACGTTTATGATAGTTGCAAACCTAGTGGAGGAGCAATTTCTGGCGGTGCTGTGGCTAAAAAGCTTAGACTTAAACACAACCTTTTAATGTAAATATAAATTAAAATTATATATTTAGTGTAAATATCCAATAAATTATATATTTAATATAAATATCCAATAAATTATATATTATGTGATTCTATAATATATAATGGCTGATTTTTCAACTATTCTTAGCCCGTCAAATGAGACATTAGATTTGTATTGCCGTTCAATAAATACCAAAATAATAAAATCTCAAGCATACGCAAATTTACAAATACAAATACCAGTTAATATAAACACTGATAATCAAGCCTTAGTAATACCTTTTGTATCTACAATATCTAATAATATAATATTAGACCAAAATTTACTAATTAAATTTAATGAAGACGGTATTTATTCAACAACTATTTGTATTAACGCAACCAATACAACAGTTGATGCCGTTAATTTACCACCAAATATAGGTTTATATATAAATGTATATAATTCTGCGGGAAATTTAATACAAACATCACCTACTATTCTAACTGTATCACCGTATGATAATGGAAATCAAATAGGAATTATTATATCAAATAATTTTATATTTAGGGGGTATAAAAATGGTTATATTACAGTAGTAGCAACAACAAGTCAAAGTTCTGCACCATATAATGTAACCATATTTACTGCTAATCTAACTTTAAATGAATTAATTTAAAAATAATTTTCTTAATTTATTTTGACAATATAATATATATAAATGGCGGATTTTTCAACTATTGTTAAACCTTCAAACACAACACTTGATTTGTATTGTCGTTCAATTACAAGTGCTAACGCTGCTTATGCAGTTTTATCATCTACTACTAATGCTGTTACCGTTAATCCTGGAACACCTGTAATAATCAATTGGGCGACTTCTCAATCACAAGCATATAAAAACATCACAATAGGTGGGGGTGCAACTACCTTTACTCTTGAAAAAATAGGTAATTATCTAGTAGATTTTAATATTGCGTTAGATATGGTAGCAACTGTTGGTGCACAAAATTCAGTTTCGTTGTTAGTTAATGGTAGTCAAGTATCATTTGATGTAGGATATAGTGCTGGGACAGGATATAATTACAAAGCAACATTAAAAGCATATGTGCAGAAAGTATCGAGTGCTCCGGTTGTAATATCTTTTTCAGCATCGACAATACTTGCTTCTGCTAATCACCGATACGCTCAACTTTCAATTGTAAATCTTGAATAAAATTGATATAATTTATATTTTATAAACATAATATATAAATGGCGGATTTTCAAACTATTTTAAACCCTTCAAATACATCATTGACTCTATATTGTGATAATACAATATTAGATGGTGTAAATGTAAAAAATACGCTGACAACATTACAGACAGAAATTGACAGTCTAACACCTAACCCGAATGCTTGGAATAATGGAAATGGAATTACATCAACAACTCAACAAATACCCTTTACGGATGGTTCAGATAATGGTATGATAACAGACCCTAATCTTACTTTTGCTATTCAAAGTAATAATCCAACATTAAATATTGGTGGTACTCAAATAATTTCTCTAAACAATAATATGGTTTTAACAACTGCAGATTATATACTTTCACAACAAAATTTAACCTTACAAGGGACAGCAGATGTTCAAAGATATTTATCAATTGGAAATATTAATCAACCTAATTATGTAAAAACATCAGTTGATAAAACTACATTTGATTATATATGTGATAATCAAATAGGAAGTCGAACAGAATGGAAAGGTGCAACTGGTTATTATTTTGATAATAATATATATGTAAATAATATTCAAGTAGGACAACAAGGTGCTACTGGTGCTACCGGTTTTACTGGTGCTACTGGTGCTACCGGTTTTACTGGTGCTACTGGTGCTACAGGTGATACTGGTTTTACTGGTGCTACAGGTTTTACTGGTGCTACTGGTTGGACTGGTGCTACTGGTGAGACTGGTGCTACTGGTGCTACTGGTTGGACAGGTTCGACTGGTTCTACTGGTGAGACTGGTTCTACTGGTGCTACTGGTGCTACTGGTGCTACTGGTGCTACTGGTGAGACTGGTTCTACTGGTTCGACTGGTGCGACTGGTGCTACTGGTGCGACAGGTTCTACTGGTGCTACTGGTGCGACAGGTTCTACTGGTGCTACTGGTGCTACAGGTGCAACGGGTCCTGCTGTCTCAACATTTCAAAATTTATATAATTATTATGTATCTTCAACATCTGGTAATGATGCAAATGATGGGACTATTTATAAACCTAAGCAAACTATTGCATCTATGATGACTGTTGTTAATGCTCTTAGTGTTGATGTCAATGTTGTTATTAATATTAGTGCAGGAAATTATACAGAAAATGTAAGTATAACGAAAAATGGCGGTGGAGTTAGCATTGTTGGAAGCAGTGCAAATATGCCGAATAGCACAGTAATAAATGGTAATATATTATTTGACGTGTCAATTTCAAATTCATTAAATCTTGTAGCTTGTGGAATGGATGCAATACAATTAAACGGCTCTGTTGAGGTTAGAAATTCAACTGCTAATTCAAATTCAACAAATCTTTCTAATATGATATTTGTCGCACCATTTGGAAAAAATTGTCTCCTAACATCCAATAGTGGTTTAGGGGTCAAAGGAGACACAAATATTCAACATTCACAATTTTACGTCAGCGATACGATTGGTATTTTATCAAGTGGTGGTTCTGTCAATCTTATTAGCTGTAATATGAATAATAATCCATTAGTAGCATCACCAGTTCAATTTATAAAAATGGGCGGTAATTCAAGAGTCAATCTATTTGGTAATACACTTACACAAGATAGTACAAGTGGTTTATGTCCTGCTATTGTAGATATATCAAATGATGCTACTGTTACTTCATCTTCATCAATAGTATCAAATATTATTAAATATACTTC